TTTTATCTGCTGAATCACAGATAAGTAAAGACTCATTAGGCTCACATACTGAATGAACAGTCGTAGGATAACTTAATTGTTGATCTAGCTGAGAACAAGAGGTTAATAACCCAATTATAAACAAAATAAATATTAATTTTAAGTTAGATCTCATAATTTACCCTCCAAAAAAAAACTAAATTTTACCATAATTTTTACTATCCATATATATTTACCTCTTCATCTTGAAATTTAGAATATTCACCTAAGAATTGGGTCTTAACAAAACCTATCTGACCCATTCTGTTTTTAGATACTATTAGTTCAGCCATTCCTTTGTCTTCTGAATCCTCTGGATTATAGTACTCATCTCTATAGACCATTATAATGCAATCAGCATCTTGCTCAATCTCACCAGAAGACCTTAAATCACTCATAAAGGGTCTTTTATTCTCTCGGTTTTCAACTCCCCTACTTAATTGAGATAATAGTATTACAGGTATTCCTAGTTCTTTAGAAAGATATTTAAGTTCTCTAGTAATATTACCTAACTCAGAGATCTCTCGTCCTTTATCGTATTTAATGATTTGTAGGTAATCAATAACTATCATATCTAGTTTGTTTTCACTATTGATTTGTTTAGACTTTGTTGATATATCATTTATTGATAATCCAGACTTATCAATTATTGTCATATTTTGGTTACCAATATTATTCATTACTTTATAAAAAACATCAGACTCAGTTTCTGACATATTTTGATTAATGATCTTTGATAGGTGAATAGATGAATGCGAAGATGCAAGTTTTAACATCAACTGGATCTGACTCATCTCAAGTGAATAGAATAAAACATTCTTTGTTTTAGATACTTTATCAGCAATGTTTAATGCTAAAGTTGATTTACCCATACTAGGTCTACCTGCCAGAACAGTTAAAGTTTCTGGACGAAATCCAGTTATTAAAGCATCTAAAGATTTAAAGCCACTCGATAAACCAACACCACTTGTTGATAGGTTTTCCATATAGTCAACTGTCTTTCCAACAATTGCTTTCACATGGCTTTCATCTTTATCTTCTAATTCTAATTCATAGTTCTGTATTTGAGATACAGTATCTTGATAGTTATCGTATTCAATATCTTTCTTTAGAGTTTCTATAGCATTCTTAATACGACACTCTCTAATGTGTTTTGCATAGGTTACAATATTGGCAACACCAGTTGTGTTCTCTAAGAGTAAAGCCAAAAATTCAAAATCAACCACCCAAGATCTATCATTAGGTTGTCGATCATTACCAATATAATCTCTTACTGTAACAACATCTATTGGTTTATTATCCCGATGCATATCATTAATACATCTAAAAGTATAGCCAAGCCTTTCATCGCTGAAATCTTCTTCTCTTAATCTTGTCGCGGCGATCTTATCTATACAAGGATCTAATAGTAAGCCACCGATAACTGCTTTCTCTGAATCTAATGAATTGTAATGCATTGTTTTTTCCTCATTTTGGGGTATAGCGAGGTCTGGCTATACCCATTAAAGTTGTTAGAAACGAATATTTCGAGTCCGTTTTTTGTGAAAATGCTGGCCTGGCGAGCTAAATGCCCTTAAACAAGCCATCCCTTGCGTAAAGCCTCTAACCATTGAACAATATAAACCAAACAACTGGCTGATATTATTGACGATATAAAGGCTGAATAAATTAAAAACCTTTTTAAGTATTTCATATTAACTCCTTAGTGTAAATGTTTTCATACAATTATTTTAAGAGATTTCCTCAAATTGGTCTGGGGCAAACAATATGAATCCCCCCACCCTAAATCTACTATTAATTCTTGTTGAATAATATCTTTATAACTCGCCCATCCAGAAAATTTAAATACAGGGAATGTACCTATAACTAAAGCATAGATGTCTATTAGTTTTCTTTCTTTCCCTGTTCTTACTAGAAGTTTGCCATTTGGATAAGTTGTATTCTTTACATCAACAGTTGTTCCATCTTTTAGTATGGCATCTGCATTACTAAAATGACTTTCTTTTTGATCGGTAGAAGAATCAAACTCTACCCCACAGAGTCGGCAAAATGATAATTCTGCTCCGAAACCATTTAGATTCATTTCATATAATTTCATGGTTTTATCCATCTTAAAATTATTTACAAAATAACTTCTATCCTGTTGACAAATATTAGCCGACATATCTTTAATAAGTTCTTGGTCTGACTTTGTAAGTTCTAGGCTAGTGCCATAATTTAAAAAATCAGACATATTAGTGTAATTGATCCATACAACATTCATAAACAAAGGATGAATTCTCATTAAGTAACTCTATATCATCTTCGCTTAATGGTGTGTCATCTATCCAGAATGCCTCTTCTATATGAGAGTCGCATAAGTCTGGATAATCACTTGTATCTATATAACAATGTGTATTCTTGACCAATTTAGTATTGATTTCTTTGACTCTACCATTTTCCCAATAATACTCACAAGGGGCTTTCTTGATCATTCGCTGACCCCATACCCTATTGTACTTCTGCCAAACTGTTAATGGTTTATTCATTGTTTTTCCTCCAATCAAATTCTGTTCCATAAGGATTAGTACTTCTTTTTTTCTTGATGTCAAACATTTCCCATTGCCTTTGGTTAATAAAAGTCTGGAAGTGAGGTATAAATTTTTGATCACCCCAATCCAGATACAACCTATTTAATATTTTTAAGACATCTCTCCAATCATGATGTTTCTTGGTAAAGTTTGCCATCTCTGTCATCAAACCACGCTTCTTACCTTTGTAGTTATCTCTGAATATATCAAACTCAATCAACTCCTCATCAGTTGGTGGTTTAGTTTTTATATCCACTTGATATGGTTTATTACAATGTGGGCATATTACTTTCATAGTGTCCTCCTATTTAAGCATTAGTTTAGTTAAAGGGTCTGTGTACCATTGGTGACTATCGATCATTTCTTTGGGAACTTTAAATCGATCTTCTACTGGCTTTCGATCGTTAGAAATTCTGTAAATTTTTTTCGGATCAGTATATTTCATCAACCTAGCCCTAGCACAACTATTAGTACATTCAAGAAAGTCAGATACCATTCTTGCTGTTACCCTACTACCATCATCAAGTGTGAACAAACGAACAGTTTTGTATTCCCATTGCCGCAATGGATTCTTGATGTACTCAACCCCATCAATTAATATGATGGGGGTTTCTGGATCAATGGTTAACATTAGAACGGAACATCATCATCGCCAACATCACCTTGTGGACTTTGACTCTGTTCACTTGGTTTAGGTATGTTAGGCATACTAGATGGTTTTGATACTTGAAATCTCAGAACAGGTGCTTTGGTGTTGTCGCTTTTATTCCTCCAAGCAGAGATCTGAAACTCTTCACCCTCTACATTAATGTTACCTTTGTATTGAGGGGCATTAGGATTGCTATTCTCGTGTTTCCAAATAGCACCTTTATTAGTATTATCATAATCACTCATGTCGTTTCCTTGAATTGAAAGAGGGTCACTTAATGGTAGACCCAAGCACCAGACTTATTCTCAACCTAACGACCAAATACCAAAAGACATAAATGCCTTAACGAGGGATGGTATTCAACCGATTGACATTGGAAAGTCAGCCCCTATCAATTTTTATAAATCGTCATCTGGTTTAGATGTGTAGTTCTCTTCTAGATCAGTTAGTTGATCTTCTGTCAACAACTCATCCCCTCTGGTGTAAAACTCATCACCAAATTCGTGCATTGCTACATTAATAACTGCCACCCAAGGTGAGTTAGGATTCTCAGCCTCACGCTCTTGCATATCAGTAATAATTTTTTTGGCTCTATCCAAACTACAATTTTTATCTTTTAACTCTTCAATAAGCCTGTTAACTTCAACTGCCGTTTGTTGACTCCTAGTAGGTGCTTTAAAGTCTTCTGACTCATCCTCACCCATATGACCCATTTCGTACAATCCCGCCAGTTTAAGTACGGCTCTGGACATTGCTCTCTTTTCAGCAATTTCCATTACATACCAAGATATAGTGTTTCCATCACCACCTTTACCTCGCTTACAAGATCCGAAAGTTTCAATAGAAGAATCTTTCATAGTGGCAAAAGCCTTAACACAAGAAAATTCTGGCTCACATTTGATCACTTCATAGTGAACTTTAATATTAGCACCTCTCTGAACTTTCTCAATACCACTACGAGTTAAGATAGTGTAGTGTTGATGTTTAAATGTATCTTCTTTTTCCAAACCAAACTTTTTATAGAGGGTGTTCAACCTCTCTCTATTAGTAGACATTTATATTTACCTCTGTTAGTTAAACCCCTATTTACCAAATTGACCAATAAACTTCCAAAGAAGTTGATAAAAGGATTCGGGGTATTCATCCTTAAATCTGATCTTATCTTCCTTACTTAGGACAGACCCATCTTTATACTTTCCACCACGAACTGTAGCAGAATCTAAATCTGGGTACTCTCCAAGCCTATAATAAAAAGTAAGTGAATCAAGATCAATTAAATCAATAAGATTATTCATTACGAATGACCTCCAAAAATACTCTTAAATGAGTAGTTTATTTTATCGGTCTTCATTTGTTCGCCTAGATTAATAATTGCCTCACAATCGTCAATTAGACCTGTTGTTGGCATTTCATCTGGTGTTGGATGATTCTCTTGCTCTTCCAATTCACCATTTTCTTCCATCTCTAACTTGTGCTCTTGTACTCATTTTTTTTGTTGTTTTTCTCTATCCCATTGATTGCAAGTAAATATTGCAATCTCTGTAGCCTCAACTACATCATCTGAGAAATCCCAGACATCGCCAGACATCTCAAATTCTTGATAAAGTTCTTTTGATTCAGTTATGAAGTCTTCTAAAGATTCGATACTTTGTCTTTCGTGTGGTTTGTACAATGAAAGATCTAGAGCAATGTTATGCTCAAAAAGTGAATAGACTTGCTCATTTCTATCGTCTTTATTGTAATGAGCATTTAATTGTGATTGGTTGTAATCCATAATTTTTCCTCTGGTTAATTAATATTATACGCTTTTGGTATTAGATCTCAGAACTAAAAGCATAGCTAAGTATATGTTGTATAACGGAAACTGTAAAAGAATTTCCTAAAGCTTTGTACCTTTGAGTATTTGATATACCCTCAGTATAGCCTATTGGAAATGTCTGTAGTTTTTCGCACTCTTCAACTAAAAGCTTTCGATAGGTAGCATTAGATACAACAACATTATCTTTCTGGACAGTTGTTAAGGTATTAGTCTTTTGATCCTCTCTAACTTCAAGTCTTTGTTCGGTCTTTCCACTATTACCCTCAATGTATCGACCTCTAATAGCACCACATAAAACTTTTGATACATTACTAGAAACAACAGTTGGTGACTTTCCATCTGGACTGTAAACTCTTTCAGCCATATCAAACTTTCCATCTCTGACTTCAAAGCAAACAATAGATTTATCGAACTCATCAGTCTTTATAACTAATAAATCTTTTAATCTAAACCAAATGTCTTCACTAGGAATAGCAAAACTAGAATCAGTTCTAAACCAATGCTCAACTTTAGTTACTGGAACATATAAAAGATCTGCCAGATTTTTGTTGGTCAATATAGTCATATCTTTATGATCTCTTAAAGTCTTTTGTAATTTAGGAATGTCAACTTCATACTTCCTTACCTTAACTTTTTGAGGAATGATCAATACTTTTGGCTCTCTGTGTCCACCACCCATAGTAGTTAATGTTGGACTCTTCCCAGAATCAGCATATACCCTCTTAATTGATTCATTACCTTTAATGTCTGTAGCATTAGCAACATGATGACATTGTGCCTTAGAATCAAAATCTCGGAGTTCACATGGACGATCAAAGACTAATTGTCTACGACCTTTTTCAAAATAAGATTTTGGGTTACCACCTTTATGATAATTAGCATCGATACAATAACTCTTATCTCTATCAACACAACCATCTATAAGAATGTCAGCAAGTACCAATCCTTGATCTTCTGGTTGATC